TAGTCGATCTCGTTGTTCTCCGAGCAGAAGGGACAGGCCAGGTCGATGACGACATTGGCGCCCCAGGTGCACCGACTGATCCCCACGAGGATGGCCAGACGATCGCCGAGGAACAGCTCCCGGAGCAGCGCCGGAGATGAGGGCTCATCCCCGATCCGAACAGTGGCGCGCTCCAAGATTGTGAGCAGCGCGGCCCCGATGGTCTTGGACCGCGCCACCGCCTCCTCGTCGAATCCGTTCAGTTCCCTCACCTGCACTCGAGTGACAACCCCGGCCGGTGTCTGAAGCCCCACGGGGAGCTCGAGCCAGTCCGGCTCGGGCGCCATCGGGATGGGGGTCTCAGGCTTGGTTGCCGCTTCGATCGCCTGCAGGTCCTCTTCAATGCCAGTGGACAACGGATTCTCCTAGATGTGGTTAGACATCCCCACGCGGAATGGCATTCCATGTCGGGTCTGTTGAGCTGATGGGCTTTGCCCATTCAACACTAAGCCCCTCGTGGACCAGCGTGATCTGCTCGACCAGCACGGCGTTGTCGGCCGCGTTGAGGTCGGAGTAGGAGATGTTCGTGATCCAGGAGTTCATGAGGTAGAACTTCTGGACCACCGGATCGTTGCCCCGGCCATCGTTGTAGCCCCGGTCGTTGATCAGCGGCTGCGGGTGCCCGAGCACCGAGATGCTCACCGTGCACCGGAAGTTGCCAGTCAGCACCCCGGAGTCGGCCTTCTTGCCGTAGCCGACGTCGAAGAGCTGCTGGAACCACTTCCAGTTCTGGGCGCTGCCAAGGTTGACGCCGCGCTGGAGGCTGACCGGGGAGAAGGTCTGCTGACCCGGGAGGTAGTGGACCGTGGTGTTGAACCCGCCCTCGCGGTACGGGATCGCCTCGGTGGTCATGGCCAGACCGGAGACCGCCATGAAGCCCAGCGTGGCGCTGAACTTCACCGCGTCCTTCAGGGCATCGTCCGGCGGGGTGAACTTCACGATGAACCGGAAGTTCCGGATGGGGTCAGACGCCGCGTGCGACCTCTGGTTCAAGTAGAGCTGCTGAGTGGCCATTCGCTATCTCCTAGTCGACTCGGACCGAGGTCTGGTTGTGGGTGAGCTTGATGACGATGAACTCGGCCGGGTACTCGATGGCCACGCCCACCTCGATGTGCACCTCGCCTGCCGCGATGGTGTTCGAGTTGTTGTTGGTGCCGTCGCAGAGGACGTAGAACGCCTCGTACTCCCGCGCGCCCCGGAGCGCGCCCTGCTGGTAGTACAGGCCGAGGAAGTTCTCGAGCCGAATGTTGATGGTCTCCCACAGGTCCGGGCCGTTGACCTCGAACACCGCGAACTCGGTGAGCGCCTGCAACCGCGAGCGGATGTAGGAGAACGACCGGCGCACGCCCACGTACCGATCGGCGTGGGTCTGGTCCAGCGTGCGGCCGCCCATGATGCACGGGCCGACGCCGGTGACCACCCGGATCGGGTTGACCGGGTGGATGAGCGTGTTCAGCTCGTCCAGCTGCGGGTTGGTGAACCGGTAGGCCGGGGTCACGATGCCCCGGATCCCCGCCGTGACCCCGGCCGGGGTCTTCCACATGCCGTAGCTGGCGTCGTTGGAGGCGAACACCCCGAGCACCGCACCGCCGCAGGGAGCCTGGCGGCGAATGTTGTTGGGACCCGCTGCCGGGTCGTTGATGATGACCGGCGGGTAGTACGCGGCCGAGTAGGCGTTCTTGTCGTTCAGGTCGTTGACCCAGTCCGCCACGTTGCTGACGCTGGAGCCCAGGTCAGGGGTGTCGATGACGTGGAACGAGTCGCCCCGCTCCTTGCAGTACTGCGAGACCAGCGCCAGGTCGGCCTGGTTCCAGTGGCCGGAGTACGAGATGGCCAGCGCGCCCTCGTAGAAGTCCAGGGAGTGCAGCGTCTCGGCCAGGTCGGCCGGGTTCTGTCCGTCGCTGCCGCCCCGGAGGACGACCTCACGGTTGTCCGTGATCTCCAGCTTCCCGGCCCCAACCTTGAGGTCGATGTACGACGAGGCTCCGGTGACGACGAACTCGGCGTAGCGCCGATCGGTCTGATCCAGGCTCAGCCCGGGGAAGCGCTCGACGACCTGGTCGACGCCGTACTTGTCCTTCAGCGAGACGACGACCTCCAGCGTGCCCACGCCATACCCGGACGGGGTCTTGAAGTCGGCGTTGGTGAAGTCGGCGGGGTCGAACGGACCAGCGATGCCGTAGTTGCCCGACAGCGTGACCTTCAGCCGGTCTCCCCACTCCCCGGGGGCGATCGCCGTCGCGCTCACGACCACTTGACCAGTGGTGTCGAGGATCTCCCCACGGGAGAACTCGGCGTCCCGGTTGGCCACGCGGAGCACGGTCAGCGGGGAGCCCCCGGCCGAGCCGTTGGCGAAGAACAGGAACGCGGCGTCCACCGAGGCGTTCCGTCGATGCCCGAACGCAGTCCGGGGCTGGTTGTCGACCCAGTCCCCGAAGATGGTGCGGAACTCGTGCCACGACCCCACCGTGGTGGGGATGACGGGACCCCGGTCGAGGTCGGCCAGCAGCACGGCCCGGGAGGCGAGGTTGGAGGTGAACCCGGTGTCACGAGGAGCCTGAACCTCCGTGATTGTGACCCCGGGACGCCCGTAGGTGTTGGTCATGTTCATACTCCTTCGTAGGGGTCGATTTCCTCAGGACGCTCATTGATCCACCCGCCCTTGATGACGGTGGGTCCGTACTCCGGGTCACGCTCGCGCATGAACAGGGTGCCGAGGACCCGCAGGACGTCTGCGCCCTCGACCACCAGCACGTCACCGGCGGGCATGAACGAGTCCACCCGAACGGTGAACACGCTCATGAACAGCCGCTTGCCCATCTCCATGGTCTCGGAGTGGCCAACATTGAGCAGCTCCATCCGGCGGTTGGTGCCGTCGATGTCGGCCATCGGCAGCCACGAGTACCTGTAGTTGAGCTTCCGGCTCAGGAACTGGCCGATGATCTCCCGGTCATGACGGGGGTGCCTCGAGTACGCCCGGACGGTGTAGTCGATCTGCACCGGGATGGGCTTCTCCGCGAACATCTTCAGAGGGTAGGAGCTCTTGTCGTACCAGATGTCGTTCCAGAGCCCAGCGCCGTTGTAGACCTGCCCGTCCTCCCCGACGAAGGCACTCTCCGGGAGGGCCCAGAGCGGGACGCTCGCGTTCTCCCAGGTCCGCACTCCGGACATGGTCCGGTTGCTGGCCTCGGTGATGTCGATGAGCGAGATGATCATGTACGGGTAGCGCTGCTCCCGGATCTCCCGATCAGGATGGCCGAACCAGACCCCAACCTTGCGCGGGTTGCCCGTGGCATCCCAGACCTGCAGGGCGGGCTCCTTCAGGTACCGGTGCAGTGCCCGGTCCTCATCGAGGACGAAGCCCTCGGACAGGTTGGGGTACAGCGGCGCCTGGAACTTCTCGGGGATCCTCACATCATCACCGCCAACTGGGAGTCGACGAGTGCCTGATCCTCAGACAGCCGATCGAGCTCGAGCGCGTGGGCGTTGGTCCACCGCTGGATGGCGCCCTTCAGCTCTGACTCGTACTCGTAGAACGCGACCTTCTCGTGCAGATACCGAGGAGCCATCGGGACGTAGCTCAGGCCGTCGAACATGATCCGCACCCGGAAGGCGATCTCCGAGGGCCAACCGTTGGCGACGAGATGCCCGAACAGGCTGTGCTCGAGACGCTGGTCCTCCCGAATGTTGGAGAGCCGGTCGAGCGTGCTGGTCTGGGACATGGACCGGAACTCACGGATTCGGTCCTGGATGAGCAGGTAGTCGGAGCCGTCGGGGACATCTTCAGGCACGAGCTCGGGCGCGCTACCGCCGAAGTCCTGTGCCATGGCCACGCTCCGCATCTACAGCGATGGGCCGACCGCAGTGCCCGCCCAACGAGATCAGCGTATTGGCCCAACAGTGGGATGTCAGGGCTATCCCTCGTAGATGTCGTGCTCGTAGACCACATGGGCGCCCCAGCGCGGGATCTGCTCCACCACGTCGATCTCGCGCCTCGTGGTGTCGAAGTCGTCCGGGTCGAAGTCCTGGCTGAACTCCGATGGCGGCGGGAACACCTCGGACTCGAACTCCCGGGGAGCGAACTCGTCCGAGAACGGTGCCGGGTACACCCGGGTGCCATTGAACTGCGGATCGTTGACGACCTCTTCGTCCTTGATCTGCTCGGCCTCCACCTGAATGACCACCATGTCGTGCTGGACGTGGCCTTTGGGATAGATCGTGGTCGGCTGGAACAGGGCGCCCCGGTACTCGATGCGGTCGAGCAGGTGCTTGTCCGGCTCCATCACAATGTTGGGCAGGTACGGCAGGACCTCCGGGGTGTTGATCACCAGGCGCAGGAAGTCGACCGTGTACATGCCCCGCTCGTTGTGGCCGCCGGGGCCCTGCTCGATGGTGGCCAGCACGACGGGGAGCTCGATCGGCGTGAACCAGACCCGCCCACGGTTCCAGTAGTCGCCCACGTCATAGGTGGGATCGACATGGGTGCCATCGGGGTTGAACACCCACCACAGCACGGACTGCCCCACCGGGTTCTGCAGATCCTGGGTGATGCCCTGCCCGATGGACTCCACCTCGAAGGTCGTGGTGAAGCGGCCCGTCAGGTTGCCGCCGCCGCCCCTCACAGCCCGGGCCCTGCGGGCTGGGGAACCCACGAGGCACCGGTGCTGATCGGCGTCACGCCCGGCTCGATGGCCAGGCTGGGCTCGTCGTAGTCGGTCATGCGCGGGACGGTCACATCCTTGGGCACGTACAACCACCCGCCCACCAAGGTTGTGATCACCCGCTTCTCGAAGTCGTCCCCGAAGTCGGAGCTGAGCCCTCCGCCATCGGGCGGAAGCTCCATCTGCAGGTCCCAGACCATGTTCTCCGGGAACTGCTCGGATCGGTTGGCCGGGAGGGTGAGCACGACGTTGTGCTCGTCCACCCGGGTGACGCCGAACTCGGCCACGATGACGCTCGAGCCCCGGTAGCGCTTGATGTGCGCGCGCAGCCGGGCCTTCTCGGGGATGTAGGTCTCGATCTTGATGGGCTCCACCACGGTGTCGCCCCGCAACATGGTGATGTCGTGGTTGGGGATCCCGTCGTCCACGATCTTGCCGCCGTACGTCGGGATGGGCAGCCGCACCCGCTGGGGCATCGAGCGGTCGTCGATCTCCTGCGGCCGGAAGACGGGCACGTACCGGTTGGTGCGCTTGGAGATCCGCCGGAAGGTGAAGACCTCCAGCGCGTACATCCCAACATTGAGGTTGGAGGAGAGGTCCCGGTAACGGGCCTCCAGCAGCTGGAGCAGCTCGTACAGCTGGCGGTACCGCTCGGACCGAGGGATGTTGACGCCGTCGGGAGCGTTGATGTCGATGTCGTATGAGGCATCGGTGAGCAGCACGTACAGGCACTGGATGGCGCAGAGGATCTGCAGCGGGAGGTCCTCGAGCGGCTCAAGGTTGTACAGGGTGAGCGTCCGACCCAAAACGTCCGTCCGGTTGGCCGTGTGCATCTCGAACGAGTCCTGGCAGATCTTCTCCAGCTCACTGTCGGTGAAGAACCGGGTGTGCACTCCGGCAGCGGCGATCGTCACGCCCTTCTTCGGCGGGTGATCGAAGATCAGGGTTCCGGTGTGCTCCTCGACTGCCACATCCTCGGAGACTTCAACCCCATCCAGGTGCACTGCCACCGAGTTGGCGCGGACGGGCGAGTAGTCCAGGGTGTACCGGTTGGTCCCGCCAACGGCAACGATCGTCTGCAGGAACGACTTCTCCGGATCGGAGATCTGGCGCCGCACGGCGAACAGCAGGTCTGACATCTCCATGCCGCCCATCATCCCTCAGACGACGGGCCCCATGGGGGCCTTACATGGATGAGGACCCGGTGCGTCAACACCGGGTCCTGCCCAAGGGCCTCGTCTATCCAACTCGCCAAAGTCCGACCCCGGGCTTTCACCCACCCTTGTCTAGAAGGCGGACACAGCCTACTCCCGGTAGGCCACCGCTGCGTTGAGCCACATCATTGACTCCTGCAGGGCAGTGAGCGCGAGGCTCCGCTCCCGACAGTCCGGGATGTTCTCCAGAATCCACGCGGCGAACTGTCGGGACTCCGCGCGCACCGCGTCATGACGCGGACCCGTCTGGGGTGTGGCCGGGTGGAAGGTGAAGCGCTGCAGCACCTCGAAGCCCGGGTTCAGTGGGGAGAGCCTCTCCTCCATGTCATGTTCCTCTCGTCAGGAGAGCTTGATGAATGGCCCGATGCGTGACCCCGAACTCACGTCCGAGCGCCCGCAGGCTCATCCCACCTTCTCTCAGTTCTCGGAGCCGAGGTAGGTCCTCGTCCCGAATCTTGGTCGCATGGTGCTGGTTGCCCCTAGGGACGTTGCCGTCCTTCTCACGATCGTCCATGTTGCCCTGTGGAGTACCCGCCCGAAGGTGGTCCGGGTTCACACACCGGCGGTTGCCCTTGCACGAGTGCAGGACCATCTTGCCCTCAGGTACCTCACCCTTGTGAAGCCGATAGGAGTAGACGTGCGCGCGTTTGGACTGTCCCGCGCCCGCCGCGAACTCACCGTACCCGGAGGGCGTCAGTCGCCCGGTCCAGTTCCAGCAGGTTTCCGTCTTGTCGACTCGAACCCAGAATCGCTCCTCCGTGGAGAGCTTGGCGTAGGGGCGCTGAGAGGGAGGGGCACCCGCAGTCCCGTACCGACCCCGATGCTTGGGGCACATCCCCCGGTTCAGGCGCCATGAACCGGGGGAGGAGCAGTCACCGTCGTCTTCGTGGATACATACCCTAACCATGAGGTATGTATATCACATGCCCTACATACGACCTAAGAGGTAGCCGCACTGGTCCAGATGGTCGGCGACATGCTTGTCGACCTTGTACTTCTGGCCCGCCTTGAACGTGTAGTGGTTGCCGACACCGAGGACCATGTCATCGATGTCCTCGATGACGCGAATGATCACCTGACCGTCCTCCTTCTTGCCGGTGACCGGAGACATGATCTCCATCTCCACCACCTCGAAGGCACCGAGGCTCTCGTTGGTCTTGGGGTCGAACACGTCGGTCTCGATGATCTCCATCTCGGCCTGCTGGGCGAGGGCGATCTGGTCCTTGCGCGCGAGCAGCTCTTCCTGCGCGGCAGCGGCCGCCTGCTCCGACTGACGCCCGGTGAAGTCTCCAGGGGACTTACGTGTTGCCATGCGTTTCTCCTCTATTGGGGGGACAAGAGGATGCTACATGGGTCCATAGAACATTGGCTGACTACTTGAACGTGACGTACGGCCCGGTCTCAGTGGCGCAGTTCGGGGCGGCGCAGTACACGGCGAAGAAGTCAGCGCCCCGGAGGACAATCGCGGCGCTGGTGTTGTATTGCCCGGTGATCGGGAGCACTCCATAGGGTGCCGTGGTGCTGACCTGTCCGACGACTGTGAGGGACTGCCGGTGGCCTGTACAGGTCCCGGTGTACGAGGGCACGACTGCACGGATGCCGTCGTCCTCACCCATCAGCGCAGGAGCTGCCGGGTTGTCCCGTTCGATCAGCCAGGTGGGCAGGGTCTCGTAGGCCACGCCTTTAGGACAGGTGAACTGCAGCTTCCAGCTAACAGTGAGCCCGGCGTTGCTGATGCGCGCGACATCGTCCACGCGCAGCGTGACGTTGGTGGTCGCCTCGTTGGTGTTCAGCCACTGAGCGGACGCCGGGGGCGCAACCATCACCCCCAGTCCGAGGGACAGGACAGCAGCGGTCAACAGGGCACGGATTCGCATGGAGGTGGTCATATCTCCACCGTATGCCGGTCCACCATCGCGTTGCTCCCCCGCATGGACTCGAACCACGCACCTCTCCCGTAACAGGGGAGCGCTCTGCCAGATGAGCTACAGGGGATCAGGGTAGGCACACCATACACATGAAGAAGCCCCGAGGACCGCCTCGGGGCTCTTCATTGGGGAAAGTGGTCCCCCGCTCCCCGTCCGGACTGGCGATCAACCCAGTCTCGACGGGGAGCGTTCCCGGCGCTACCGGGGACTAGTTGGTCTTGATCCGGACGATCGCGTCGTCGGTGATCTTGCCCAGACCCCAGATGCTGTACCAGGCGAGGGCATGCTCTCGGCCGAAGTCGAGGATCCCGCCGTCGCGCAGCTCCACGGGGAGGCTGATCGCGTGACCGAACGCGTTGTCACCGATCACGATGGCGTCGTAGACGCCACCATTGTTGGCGACCTGGGTGGTCTCGATGAAGACCACGTCGTAGAGCCGGCCGATCTCGCCGATCATGAAGTTGCCCGGGGCCGCGTACTTCGAGACCTCGATGAACTCCGGCGTGTCGCGCAGGCGGCGGGACTGGTGCGGGTGCACGAAGGCGACGTAGGTCTCGCCCAGACGCGGCATGTTCTTGCTGGCCAGCGTCTCCACGGCGTCCTTCACCGCGTGCGTGGTCAGGTTGAAGTTTCCTGCCGTGCCTGGCGCGACCTTGGTGGCGTCACCGACCGTGCCCGCCTCGTACCAGTTGTTGACGCCAGCGAGAGCGGAGCGGTCGTAGCCGTAGACGACCGAGGTGCCGGTCATCAGCGTGTCGCGGGCCTGGGTGTCCAGGTACAGCGCCATGTTGCGGCCGAGCAGACGGGAGGCGGAGGCCATCACGTCGTCGAACGAGGCGTTGAGCAGGAGCTCCGACACCGAGACGGCGAAGCCGTGCTCCGAGACCGTGATGCTGTACTGCGAGGCAGTCAGCGCCGAGGTCTGCATGCGGATGCCCTCGACCAGCGGCGTGGCGCTGGGGAGGTTGTTGTACCGCATGAAGTTGACGGTGAGGCCGGGGGCGACGCCGAGTTCGGTCTTCTTGACGGCGAACTGCTCGAACCGAAGGATCGGCATCGCCTGGAAGAGGATCTCCTTGGACCAGATGGTCTGGATCGCCTGGGTGAGCTGTGCGTTGGCGCCTGGGTAGGCGGTGGGGGCAGCGGCGAGATTGCCGGTACCGGTGATGGCTGAACCTGCCATGAGGGACGACTCCTATGTCGAAGGAAGAAGAGTGGGGTCTAGCTGAACATCCCCCGCCCGCCTCCGGACATCCCGAAAGCTTGGCGGTATTGCGCGTACTCTTCGACCGACATGGCCCGGATCTGCTCCGGTGTGAACGACTGCTGCCCCGAGTAGTTGTCCAGTGGATCTGTGGCGGGAGGTGCGGTCACCCGCGCTCCCGTCGCCTCGCGCCGAACACTACCGGTCGCCTGGCGAGTCGCGTCAAGGATACGGGCACTGCGCTCCTTGAGTCCATTGATTGAGGCATCGATCTGCTCGGGTGTATCCCCGGCTACGAGGTCCAACAGCTCTGGCAGGATGTCATCGCGTGCCAAGTCGATCTGCTGGGCCCGGTACTGCTGCACGGTGGTGTACTGCCGCTCCTTCTCGAACAGGGCGAAGGCGCGCTCCCGCTCCTCCTGCTCCGCGCGCAGCTTCTGCTCCCACTCGACCTCCTTCTTGGCGAGGAGGGCACGCACGTCCATCTCCTCCTCCTCCTTGCGCCGGGCCTCCTCGGCCTCGCGCTGGGCGGCCTCCTGGGCCTGACGCTCTGCCTCCTCGCGGACCTTCCGAAGCTCGGCAACCTCTTCACGAAGCTTGGTGATCTCGGGGTAGAGCTTGTCCTTCTCCTGCTGACGGGCCTTGGTCACGTCCTCGCGGGTGAAGGTCTTGACGGGCTTGGGATCCGCTGGAGGCTCCTCCGTGGCTTCGAGCTGCAGCTCGGCCTGGAACTCCGGGGGAAGGGACTGGTCGTTCTGGGCGTCAAGCGCGGCCTGAAACTCTGGAGGCATTAGTCATCCTTTGTCCGTTGGGTTTCTCCAAGGGAGACTATATGACCCAACATTGGGGATCGCCATACAGGTCAGGACGTGGCGCCGCGATCGTCCTGCCCCGGGGACTGCCGTGCGGGGAGCTTGGTTCCGTACGCCTTGGTGACCAGCGTGTTCCGAATGTTGGCCTCGGCCTCGAGATTGATCATGGCGGCCTGATCCTGAACGCCGTACGCCGGGTTGCCCACCATGCCGTCGCCGAGCACGTCGCCGTCTCCGGTCATCGCCATCGTCGGGTCCAATGGCATAGCGGGGCCGCCTTCGAGCCCCGGCATCATCCCGGTGATGTCCATGACCTCCTTCTGGATCTGCGTCTTGAGCAGGTCCAGGGCACCGTCGGCCAGGGCGTCGTCCATCATCTCCTTGCGGATCTCGTTCAGCTTCTGCTCGGGGAACTCCTCACCCAATGTTCGGAGCGCCCCCTCACGAGACTCGAGCCCCATCTGCATCTTCATCTGGATCTCGTTGAGGAGCACGAGCTTGTCCAGGGGCAGCGGCGGCGGGAAGTGCACGGTGGACTGGTAGGAGATCATGTCCGCCGGGTCGAGCTTCGGAACCTGTCCCTCCTCCAGTGGGAGGTCCCGAGTCGGATCCCAGACCAGGATCTCGGGCTCCTTCACCACCAGGGTGAGCAGGATCATCTCGTTGATGCGCTGCAGGCCCTCGGCGTACTGGGCGATCTTCTGCTGCCAGCGGTTCATCAATGGCTGGAACTGGATGCTCAACGCCACGCCGGAGGTGTTGGAGATGGGCTGTGCCTGACCGAGCGCGGTCTCAGGGACGCCCACCATCTCGTGCATGGAGCGCTTGATCATCTCCAGGTACTTCAGCGCGCCCTCGAGACCGGGCCCGCCACCCTCAAGGTTGAAGACCTGGGCCTCCTTGGGGAGACCACCCCAGACCTTCTTGGCGCCCTTCTCCAGCTGGGACGCCTTGGCGCCGACGATGACCGTGATCGGCGCCGCGTGGTAGTTCACGATGTCGGCCACGTCGGTGGCGACCTCGTTGTAGTGCATGTTCAGGTTGATGATGTCCTGGCAGTCGCTCAGACCCCACGGGCTGTTGGGCACCGGAATGTTGGGGATGTGCACCACCGGGATCCGACCCAAAGGATTCGGGCGGCTGTCGATCAGCTCGTCGTTGACGTACTCCTCGATCGCGTTCTCGGTGAGGATCTCGACGTAGGTGTACACCGACCGGGTGCCCTGGGGGCTGGTGCCGTAGAAGCGGTACTTGATCTTGAACCGGATCAGCCGCGACCGATCGTGCGGGTGGTACTCCGGGAAGCAGTAGGCCGCGTTCAGCGGGAGCAGGCGCACCCGACCGGGGTGGACCATCCCGACCGAGTCCTCCCAGGCTTCCTCGTAGGCGATCTTCACGAAGCAGTCGCCCGAGACGGCACCCGAGGTGCCCATCTCGAAGAGCACCTTCATCTTGTCGTTGTCGGTCTCCCACACACGCTTGAGCGCGTCGGGAACGATGGCGTCGGTCTCCTTGGGACTGGAGAACTGCACGCCCCTGCCGAAGGTGAACCGGGTGATGAAGTCCGTGAAGGCCCGGTAGTAGTTGTAGGTGTTCTGACTCTCGCCGGTCTCCCGCCGGTACCCGAAGTGGTGGCCGAGGTACATCGACCAGTTCAGGCTGTACCGGTTGAGCCTGGGCCCATGGATCTCGAACTCCTCATCGGCCAGCTCGACGAGCCCCAATGGTGAGATGGAGACCGTCAGGTCCTGAGAACCGGCCCTGAATGATGGAGACGCGAAGTCAATGGACATGGCTGGAGGCTACCGCTTCTTCTTGTGGGAGCGGCTGGGATTCTTGCGCCCGCTGGCCCTCTCGTCCTTCGTCTTCTTGTCCGCGTCGCCGCCGTCGTCCTTGGCCTTCTCGATCTTCTGATGGGAGGCCAGCTTCTTGGCCCTCTCATCAGTGTCATCGTCACCGGACTTGAACCGGCCGCCCATCTGCTTGTACTTGTCGTGGGCCCAGTGCGACGCAGCCGGGGATGGCCACTTGTGGAACTTGGCCTTCGCCTGCATGACGACGATGTTCCACAAGCGCGGATTGGTGGGCGTCAGCTCCTTGTGCTTCTGCCCCACACCGGTGACCCCCGGCTCCGGCTGGCGGATGGAGGAGTTCCGGGTGTTGACCATTGCCATGGCCAACGCCCCTGTCAGTCGCGGACGACGTTGGGCGCGGCGCGGTGCAGGCGGGTCTCGGAACCCATCTCGAGCTCCCACTGCGGGGAGTCGTAGTTGGTGAACGACCCCTGCACGAACTCCCGCAGGAACGTCGGGGCCTCGACCCAGGACGCCGAACCTGCGTGCGCGCGCTGCTTCATCGTCTCAGCCGGGGGCTTGATGAAGACCGGGGCGTTGCGGTTGGGGCGGCCGGGAGCCGGGGTCTCGCCCTGGCGGATGCCGGTCACGAAGTCGGCCGGGATGTCCGGGTCAGACCCGAGACCCTCCTGGAACAGGTGGGGACCCTCGTTGCCGGGGATGGACTCCCCGACCTTCTGGTCGAAGAAGGTGGGGGTGCGCTCGGGGAAGCTGGGGACCGGAGCGATGGCCATTTGGTACTCCTTGGACGTAGGGTCTCCGCCCCATTCTGGCGCAGACGACTGGATGTGTCAGCCCTTAGCCCCAACCTTGGCAGCAGCGATGCACTCCTCGCAGAGCCGACCCGCGTGTTTCTGGTCGATATCGACGTACCCGCACGCGGGCCACTTGCCGCACGACCTGCAGAACGCCGACCTGGATGGTTGATTCACCACTGCCTGCATCGTCTCTCCTCAGCTGAACCATGGGGCGACGGATACGTCCACATGGGGGATGTGCATCTCGGCGGTGCAGTAGGCCGCGATGGCCAGACTGTCCACGAAGTCGTCGTGGGCCCCGGTCTCATTGGGGGCCTCCACGGTGAAGTACTGCCCGGAGAACTTCTTCTCCGCGTCGAGCATCTGCTGCATGAAGCGCTGGTACACCTTCAGCCGCCGGGTCTTCGCGTGCGCGGGCCATCCGATAGAGCGTCGCTGGATGAGGGAGGTGAGGTGCTTCCAGCGCTTGGCCTGCTCCGCCTGGTTGGAGCCGAAGGACAGCACCTCCGAGCGGGGGAGCAGGAGCTTGAGGCGCTGGGCCACCGCATCGCCGACACCCGTGGAGTCCACGCCCACGGCGAGCACGTCGTAGGGCGCGAGGAAGTTCACGATCTGGAAGTACTGCTCCTCCCAGTCGTCACCTTGGATCTCGAGCCAGTTCAGGACCCGGTGGTCGAAGAAGCCGAACTCATCCGGGGCGTCCCAGTTCACCCACAGGACAGTCACCACTGTTGAGTCAACCTTGCGCGCGGGGTCCACACCCACCACGACCGGGCTCTGGTTCCAGCCCCGGACGATCTGCTGGCTGGTGTCGCCCAGCGACTCGAAGGCCGACTGGCTGATGAACATGCCCCGGTCGAGCATCCACTTGCAGTTGTAGGACATCTGGAACTCGTCCGAGTCCTCGCCCAGCTGCAGCATCTCCTTGCGGATGTACTTCTTGTAGTTGGGGTTGACCTTCACCACGTCCCGCCAGTTCCACTCGAAGTGGTTCCTGCGGCTGGCCTTGGCCACGGCGGTGCGCTTGTTGATCTGGATGCTCTTGTAGAAGTTGTTCTTCTTGGTGGTTGGCGTCCCGGTCTTCACCATGGTGGCGTTGTAGTAGGCGCCCATCGGGGAGATCGACTTGGAGACGATCAGGTCGTCGGCATCCTGACACTCGTCGATGATGATCAGGTGGAACGACTTCGACTCAATCTTGGCGCGCGGGTTGGCGGTCATCATCATGAGCACCGAGCCGGACCTCTTGAGCTGCACGCCCCGGGTGACGCCCGGGTTCTTGGCCGTCACGTCGTCGATCTCCGGGTCCCCGAGGATCTCGAGGGCCCGCTCCGAGCTGAGCCGGGTGACCGTGCGGCCGAACAGCGTCTCGGCCTGGGCCTCGATCGGGGCGAACATGCCGACCCAAAAGCCGGTGGCGAACTTGCCGAGGAGGTCCGGGTAGATCTTGGCCAGCCTCGGGAGGAGCACCATGAGCGCAGCGACCACGTTGGCCAGGATCTCGCTCTTGCCCGACTGCCGGGCCGCCAGAGCGGTGAGGAGGCTCCCATCATTGATGACGACCGAGCGGATGATGCGCCGGGCGAACGGGACCTGGTAGGCGTGCAGCTGGTGCCCGGCCAGCAGGTAGGTGAAGGCGAGGATCTTGTCGATGAGGTCTTCGACGAACTCTTCGGAGAACTCGTCCAGATCCTCTTCGGAGGAGAATCCCTCACCCTCCTGGATGGTGGCCTCTTGGTCCGCGTCAAGAACGAGGGTCTCATCCACGGGCCTTGACCTCCCTCACGATCACCACGAGCACCTCCGAGTAGAACTCGGCCTCGTCAACATTGCCTGATCGAAGGTTACGGCTAACCGAGCTCATTGCACTCTGGGCAGAATCCAGAAGGTCCGAAGTCGACAACTTCTTCGCACGCCTCGCAGCGACGTCGTGTGTGACCTTCAGCGGCTTCTTCCTCCACCACATCGAAATCCTCCTCCGCTTGCTCCCGGCTGTAGTCCCTCGTGGGCGTGTACCCGATCAGCGCCCCACTGAGTGCGCGCTCCATGGCCACCTCCTCGGGCAGGCGGGGACCCCACCAGCCGAGGACGAAACCGTGGCGAAGCTTGGGCAAGCGGAAGACGAGAGGGCGGGACACCCGATACGGCCAGGTGACCTCCTGGGTCTTGCCCCGGTCGATCAGTGGGAAGTCCGTGCTGGGGTAGCTGAACTTGTGCGTGAACAGCCGTCCAATGTTGTGGACCTCGGGCACTAGCTGACCCTTCGCCTCCGAGTCTGGCGAGGCACCTGAACAGTGCGCTTGCCGGACGCCCGTGGACGCTGCTTGTGCAGAGTCTTCTGGGCAACTCTAGCGGCCTTGTGAATGGATTGCTTTTGAGGCACGGAGCCAGCGTTGGCAATGCCACGCGTGTGGCTGTCCAGGAACGTCCGGATGAACCGCCCCTTGGACGGTGCGGCCTTGAACGCCTGCCACGTCGTCACTGCCACGTCGTAGTAGTTGTAGAAGGTGCCGTCCCGGAAGATCACCGTCAGCTTGCCGTCCGACTGGCTGCCCGGGTTGAGGGTGTAGCCCGCCGCCACTGTTCGCGGCCGATCGGGATTGATGGTGGACGTGGGCGCGATCGAGATGGGCGCCGGAGTCTCATCGACCGGGGCCGTGCCCGTCCAGGTGGCGGGCCCGGTGTCCGGGTTGTACTCCATGTTGTTGGCGTCGTAGTCGTCGCCGATGGTCACGTAGTCGGTCATGCCCTGCCGGTCGAGGCCCAACTCGAACGGGGTGGTGCGCGTGCCATCGGCATAGGTGTCGAACACCTGAGCGGTGTGCAGGTCCTGCAGCACCTGGGAGCCGTAGGACTTCTCGGGAGTGACCTTCTCGTTGGGGAAGAACTGCGCCTTGGAGACCTTGCCACCGGCTTGGCGCGCCTGCGCCTGCTTGAACGTCTCCCCACCTGGGGTGACACGCATACCGGGGCCCACATTGCGGGCCCCGGTCGGCGTGAAGGTGGCCTTGCGGGCCATTGGTACTCCTTACGGAGTGACGGGCGGAGCAGGCGGCTCCGGGTAGAGAGGCAGCGCGAACACCGGGATGTCGTCCTTGATCGCCAGGATGTCGGCGGGCTCGGTCGGCTTGATGTCGACCTCGTCCTGATCGGTCCGAAGATCGGCCGACTCGTACAGCGCGCTGTACAGAGCGCCCACGACGGAGGGGTGAACCGTCGCGGCGTCCCCAGGGACGGAGACGGGCTTGCCATCCTTGAGGCCGTACAGGAGCTTGAACTTGTCGGTGTACGCCTTCTCCGCAGCGGTCTTGGTCGCCGAGGTCGTGGACGTGAGATCGGCCTCGGTGACCACGGTGCCGACAACCGAACCCGCCACCGGCATGAACACCGTACCCGGCGGGATCAGACGCTTGGCGGCACCGACGATGTCCGCAGCCGCCCAAGCGGACAGCAGAAGCGGGTCCGGCTTGTCTGCGACCACCGCGCCGAAGGCGCCATCTGCAGCCCGGCCCTTGTCCGCAACCGCCTGGTAATCCCACGAGGACCCCTGGGGACCCCACGTCTTGTCCCAATCGTCCAGGTTCTCCTTGACGGTGGGAACCGTGGGAACCCACTCGACGGACTTGAGCTCGTCCTTGCCCGCGCCAGTCTTCACGATCCAGTAGATCCCGGTGGAGATCTCGTAGACCGCGTCATCCACAGCCCACGCACGGTGGGTCGGGATCCACGGAGTCTGCGCGCGCTTCTGCCCGGTGCTGTTCTCCGCCGGAACCTTGCCCTCGTGGATGGGTCCGGTGATGTCGTCGAACATGTATCCGTACACGGTGCCGTCGAACGCGACCTTGGAGGTCGGCGTCCGAGTCACGCCACTGTCCGTGGTCACCGGGAAGTTGAGCACCGAGCAGACGACGTTGACCGTCTTGGCGGGATCCGGGAAGGAGACAACGGCGGTGCCGATGACCTCGAGACCGTCCGTGGACGCGACGGCCGCGCCGTCCTCGTCCAGCACCGTCCCAGTACCCGAGAGCTCCGCCAGCTGCGGGAGCTTCTTGAGCGTGGCCACGTCCAGGTTGTTACCGGCGTCGAGATCAGCGCCGGTAGCCGTGACAGCGTCGGCAGTCTTGGTGCCGAGCTCTGCAGCGGTGTCGTTGGCATCGGCACCGGCATCCAGCGGAAGGTCGCCACCGGTGGTCTTCGGCCTGGTCGTCTGCGCCATGTCAGTCTCCTTGTTGAGGCGTTCTGCCGCTCATTGTTTCGTCAGTCGTCGTCATCTGTCTCGGCTAACCCACAATCATGGAAGGGGATCTCCGTCTCAGCGACGACCTCTCCACAGGAGTCACAGGAGAACAGCGGCACGCCCTTCATGCCGTTCTGCACCGTGGCCCCCGGAGGGAACCCCTCAGGTTGCGCGGACGCCATGCGCTCTGGCCTATGGAATAGCTGGGGCTCCCAGGGAACCCCGGCCGACCCGATCACCTTGGGTACCGGGTGGGCCTGCACCGTCTGGATCCGCTGGAGTCCCATCAGGACTTGGTCACCGCCCCATCATTGGAGATGTTGCGATCACCATACGTGGCGGGCATCTCGAACTGCGGCGGAGGTGTGCCCACGTCCTGGGAGTCCTTGAGCTCGTGCACCCGGTAGCGCAGTGGATCCTCGCGGCCCCGCATCTCGGCCGCGTACGTCAGGAACTCAGCCCACTTCATCCAGGGCCTCCGGTTCAGGCTCAGGAGCCTTCTTGGGCGCGCGGTCCATCCGGTACACCTCCACGCCCACCCACACCCCGAGGATGGTCAGGCCAGCACCGATGAGGGCAGCCGGAGCCGCCCCATTGACGGCGTCCTGCTTGTAGACGTAGGCACCCGCGATCATGAGAAGCACCGCGAGCCCCAACATCGGCAGGCTGCGGATCCACTTCCAGCCTTCCTCGGAAATGGTCATAGTGCCGCCACCGCCGTCTGGAACGTGGCCCAGTCAGTCGCCCCAGCGACCAGGGCCTTGAACTCGGTCTTCGTGAGCGCGTTCAAGCTGGACCCAGCTGCTGTTGGCTGAGCGACCTTGTCCACCACGAGCACCGGGTTCGCCGGGTCGGTGTTGTTCTGGTGGACGGTCAGGACTGAAGCCCGACGGATCCACTCCTTGAGCGTGGAGCCGTACACATTGGCTCCGTCAGAGGTCTGCATGCGTCCCAGCTTGAAGTTGCCCGGTGAGCTCTCCATGCTGGCCCAGACCGCCGCGCCCCCGGAGATGGCTGCGAGATCCGGGTAGATCTGCCCATTCGTGCCTGGAGTGGTTGCCAGCGCCAGATCGATGTCCTGCGACCCAGCCGGAAGGGCGTCCGCCCGGACACAGATGTAGTTCGGGTCGTACTTGTCCACGAACAGGTGCAGATCGGCGGCGATCTCAACCGTGGTCGCCTCGACGGCCCCGACCCGGGCATCCAGCTCGCTGATGTAGCCCACAAGATCGGTGTGCACGGACACCGCACGCGGATCGCCGATCTGCTGCTGCAGCGGGGTGACGATCTGCTCCTCGATGTACGCCAGTGACAGCGGCTCCCACACACCCTCACCGGACGTGCCCAGCACATTTCCCGCCGGGGTATCGGCCGGGGCCGCAACGTCGGTGAGCCAGTTCAACGGACGGGCGGGCAGCGGAGATCCGACCCAGTCGCCTTCCGTGTTCTTGCTCAGGAGCATCCCTGGCACAGCAGTCGAGACGTCGACGTCGGACAGGTCATCAAGCGCTCCGGCCACACCGGACGGCCCCTGCTCTCCAGGGACGCCCTGTGGTCCCTGCTCGCCGGGAGGCCCCTGCGGCCCGGTTCCCCCCGACCCTCCGGAGCCCCCAGAGGAGGCGGGGACGAAGATCAGGTGGTCGCTGCCGAGGATGGCAATGTTGCCCGGATCCGCACTGACCTTCTTGGCGGCCGCCGTCTCGAGATCCCGGACCTGGAGCTCGATCTTCTCGACCTTGGTGATCGCGGCGCCGGTCAGGTTGAGCACGTCCAGGCGGAAGGTGCTCAGATCCGTGTCCAGACGGACCTGGGTCTCGCCCTGAGCCTCGATGATCTTCTCGTCGACGTACTTCTTGTTGGTCAGGTGCAGTGGGGTGGTGGGAGCGGCGAAGCCAACAATGGGGCCCCGGGACTCCAGGCTGGCCTGGCCGGACACCGGAGCGGCCAGGGACCAGACACCGGTGCCCCCGTCCCAGCTGAGTGCACGATCGGGATCGTTGTCGGGGATCAGCGAGAAGGTGGCCTTGTCGGGAGCCGAGAGGACCACCGGCCCG